ATTTGCTCCAATAGTAATCACACCTGCACCTGCAGCTGAAATCGTCAAATTCGCTGATGAAGTAATCAACGGAGTGTTGATGTCTGAGAAGAGAGCAAGACCAGCCTTAGTGACTGACCATGTGCTATTCTCACCAATGATATCTTTTCCGGAACCAGCATTACTAATTTTAATAACATTGCCAGAACCTGCTGCGGCTGCTGTGACTTTAAGAATGTCATTTGCTCCTGCTCCTGCTTCATTTATTGTGAATGCAGTACCAGCTACGTTGAATGTCGTATCTGCAGCGAAGAGAGTTTCCCATGAAGGAACACCACCCCCACTACCTGCGACACCAATAACTGTAGTAGTACCTTGGGACGCAAAGATAAGTTGGTTAGACGTGTTAACGTAAAACCCATTTGAAGTAGAACTCAGCGGGTTGGCTGAATTCGTGCCCTCGAAACGAATAATTCCACCTCGTGTAAGACCTTGCCCTTTGATATTTAGGTTCTTTACACCAGTGAAACCTCGTCCATTTAATGTTGCCATTTTTTTTAGAAGTTATGCCTATATCACTTGCGTGAATCACCCTTATAGGCGCTAATAATTTAACTTGTTGAACTATCTCCTGCACTTGCGACCCAGCTTCTAGAAACGTCATTGTGACCAAGTGTCGCAATTGAGTGACCGAAGAACTGCATCTCACGTGTCTTTGGAACATAGTGCATTGGGTCGAGGTTATTTGCCTCTGATTCAATCCACTGGAAACCAGACTCGTCCATAAGAGCACGGGATGAATCGAACATAAACCAATAAGCATCTTGAGTCAAGTAATCCAATTCAAGAACTTTAAATGCTGGAGCACCTGTTCCGTCATTTGAAAATTCTTCTGGAATACTACCTTTCTTAATCGCACCTAAAATTTCTTTTGCTTTAAACGAAACTGAAGAACCTTTCTTACAAACTAGAGTGTCTGGAGAACCTGGGAATGGGTTACCTCGTCCATCTACGAAGAGGGACATGGTACGAATCGCAGCTTTATAACCAGCGTAATCAAATGGTAACGAGTAAGTCGTACCATCATAAACCACGTTGTTAATGCTTGCTCCGCCATCTTCTCTGGTGTGGGTTGAGATAAATGCCTCAAGTGAGTCACCACCCACCGTGCTAATAGACCTAGACGCACCTAGCGGCTGTGTATGTGTATACGAAGTCGTAAATCCGTTTGTTAGTCGCTCAGCAGCTAATCGTTCTTTCTTCCTATTGAGAGCTCGTGTAATCTCACTTGAGATGTTTTGTAGCTTTCGTTTCTTGATACCAAACTTCCATGCCATGTAAGTATACGTAGCGGAAGCATCCATTTGTTCCTGTGTGTATGTCTTATCGAAAGTCTCGATAGGAGCATCTTCTGTTATCACTGCATTTTCTGCTGTGAAAGTAGCTTCTGAAAGACCAGTTTGACCTGAATCTTTTTCATATAGATCTTCTGTGGTGCGGAAGTTGAAATACTTCTTGAGTTGTAACTCAACCTCTGAGTCTTTCTTGAAATACTTCTGAATACTGATATTTACCGCATCAGCGATTTGACCTATGTTAAGTGGAGCAGCCATTTTAAGTAATTATTATGTTAAGCTAATAAATGTTATGCACGGTCTTGAACCCTAACGAATCGACCTAATATTTTCTTTTGACTTGCGGCACCAACTGGTGCAATCTGCATAAATACAGCTGCATCGGTTGTGTCATCACTTGCACCGTTATTTACTGTCAATGAATCTGTGAGAACCATTCTGTGATAATTGTGAGCTACATCTGAATTGTTTGTACAGTCAGCAATATACTCATCACCGTCTTGAATTTCCTGAATTTGCGCACTTGTATCTGCCGCAACAACTGCTGAAACTAGAACCCCTGCAAGGGATTCTACTGTACTTGAAGATGTTGCTTCAGCAAGAATTTCACTTCCACGGTCATAGTCAACTAACTCTCCGATAGTACCAGTGAGTGAGGAAACTGTTCGTGGCTCAGAGAAACCACGGTCTCCGCCTTTTACTCTTTTGAAAGCCATTTTATTTAATGTTATACGTAAAAAACACCCGACTGGGTGTAGTGCACGCAGTTTAATAATAGAAACTATTCGAAGTCTTCTTCTGTGAAACCTTTTAGTTTAATTCCTCCAACTTCTGTTGGATTGATTTTAAGTTTATCAGATGGAGTTATCTTCGTGCCACCGCTATGAGAAACTACTTCAATTTTATGTCTTTGCGCTGCTATCTGAGCTGGGTTAGTCTTTACGATTATTTCACCGAGCTCTTTCTTAACATCATCATTGACTCTCTCAAATATAGATTTGAGTTGTTTGGTTGTTTTTCCAGAAAGATTGTAGGTGCCGTCCTTTAAAAAAGAATTAAACATATTCCATCGCAAATCATCAGTATCATTAGTAGGCTTGTATTCAGGATGGTCGTCCGTAAACAAATCTACTGTATCTTGAACCAATGTCGCATATGAATGGTCTGCTCTAATATAACCTTTTTTAGAAGCTATCAAATCAACAGCAGTTTCCATGTTTGCAATCTCTTCATCAGAGTAACCTTTGTCCTTAAGAATTTGATAGTCAGCTGTCTGTATATCAGGCAATGGCTCAACGAGTTTCTTAATATCGTCCTTACGAACAACACTTCGAAGACGTTGTATTTCAAGTCTTAGGCCTCTCTCTCTAGTAGTTTCCCCTTCAACGGGGGCTGGTTGTGAAGGAACTTCCGGTTTCTCGACCGGTACTTCAGGAGAAGATTCTGGAGCTATTGGAGTTTCGGGTTCAACCTCTACAGGTACTTCCAAAGGAAGTTCTGGAACAATTAGCTCTTTAGCCAATTCTTTTGGGTCGGTAGGCAAAGATTCTTTTGGAATCAAATTGTCATCCTCATCTTCAATTTTTACTTCATTTGGTTCTGTCATGTTTTACTTCCTTTATTTGACCTCCAGGAAGATTGGAGGAGAGAAACCGGAACTCTTTCGTGAATTCCCTTCTAAGCCCGAAGGCTCAGATGGCAACTAGCGAAACTATACTGCTGGTGCTTCTTCGTTAACTTCTTCTGCAGGAAGGTCTGCGTCGCTCTCTGACTCTATATCCTCTGCTATAGTTTCAACAACTTCTGGTTCTTGTGGAACCGACTGTTCTGCACCACCTACGATATTTTCTTGTTCTGATTCTATAATATTATTATATCTTAATTATTTAAGTTTTGCTAATAGTTCAATGTACGGTTTATCTTGAAGCGTAAACTCATTCGCCGCATCTCGCTTTTCTATATCATCTACTATGTATTTGGCTGTAACGTTGTCGAGTTCAATTGATTTAAGTCCACCTTTCTCATTATCCCATGACCATTGCGTGTTCTCTCCAGTCGTAACCTCTTTCTTGCCTGCAAGCTTCCAATCTTTATCTGTTATTGAAAACTTAACAACGTCCTTAAGTATAATTGACATAGTTTCAAGATTCCCTTTGAATTGATTAAGAATTGAAAGAGCGGAGAGTCTTTCTGAAATATTTAATTCTATTGTTTTTATTTTAGCCATGATTTTACTGTTTCTATTATATTATTATTTTTAACTGGGGTCAAGACCTCTTGCATTTCTTCTAATTTAGAATCTAGAATTTCATCATTTTCGGAAACAACTGATATTGGAATATCTTCTGTAGTAAAATCTTCAATATAAGTTGCAAGGTCATTCCAATTCCCGAAATCATGAGAATGTAATCGTCCGTTGTCTTCTGTTACTACAAGTTCTATTCTCATTTTGTTTGAATTGACTTATTGTACTTAAGATTGCCGGCTACTAATTTACACCAACCTCTGATACCTCCTTCGATATCATCATGTTTTAAAAACTTCATTCTCGTATCGACCTTGTAATAAGCCTTCCAGGCCGCATCTGCATTAGAAAACTTCATTGGAACGATAATTGAGAAGTAAGGATAGTCTAATCTACCTTCAAAACCATCTGCTGGGTCAAAATACTCATTGAAAATGCCTTGATGGGCTGGGTTTAGAGTATAATTTGATAGTTGAGCTGAAGCCTGTTCAACGGTCTGTGGTTTTTCTGGCTCTTTTAGACCAGTAACTGAATAAACTCTTGGTGGTTCTACGTAAACAGTGGTTGAAGTATTTAGTTTCTCTGGTGTAGAGGCTATTTTTGCGGAGTTATCCACACTTTGCGAAGAGATTCCTTTAATTGCGTCAAGAATAGCAGAGGTGCTCTCCTGACTCTCTAGTTTAAACTTATCAAACTCCTTTTTATCTACAAATTGATTTGTCATAATATTTTACGCTTTCTTTTACTTCCTAAGCGACGGAAGAATGACTATTAACTCAACATATTATAAATACTTATCTTTTTAAAATCAACCATTTAGTGTGAATAACTGACTACAATGCTATTTGCTCCAGCTCTTTTGATAAATTGTCTATCGTTACTTCGGCACTTTTATACTTATTTGGTGATACAGCTATTAGCTTGTTAGCATACTCTACAGGAAGCAAATACTGGTACCATGCCTGAATCTTTTCACCCACCTTTAGGTCTTCTTTTAAAGTAAAGGTGAGTAACCTAGCTATTGGCTTCATTCTTACCTCTGTAGTGGTGATAAGGTCTTCTTGCTGTGCCCTATCAGCATACAAGAAAAGAAGTCCCATTAAATCAGAACGAGTAATCTTAACTTTCTCCTTGTTAATCCTGACAGTAAAGTTCTTACCATCATCAGATGATTCGAAAATAAGTTTTGATTCTTTGCCTACTGGTATTTTTTGTATCATACTTGTGATGCTTCTTCTTCCATTAGCTTTTTAAACTCTAATAATTTCATCTTAGCTCCCTCACTTGCGGCCGCATACCAAAGAGTGTCAAATTCTGTATCTCTTTTAAGAGAAGTTTGAATGAAGTTTCTCTCCATAAAGTCCTGAAAGAATGCCTCGAAGCCTTGCCACCTTGGGTCGCTCATAAGTGTCTGGAGCATTTTACGATGTTGGTTGTTAAACATATTATTGATTATATTGTGCTTTTAATTTATCCCACTCTCCGCTTTCGACAAAGTTTCGAGTATCCTCACCTTTACCTTGACCTTGCCTGATAATTGAAATGTCACTGAAATCTGTATTATGCTCTGTACTAGTAGCACTCCCACTACCAGGTGTGGCAAAGTCAATCTTATTCATTCCATTGAACCTTTTATTCATAACATCAGCAACTAGAAAGACCTTGTTAAGGCTTGCAACGTAGATGACTGTACCTAGCCTAAGATTGCCTGTAATACCATTCTTCTTTAGAGAGGTTGCGACCATTGATTCATCTATTTTAATTCCAGCCGCACCTATCCCATCTGGATTCGGTCTTGTTTGATTTGGGTCGTATGGGTCATAGTTTGTACCGATGAATGTTTGAGCTAATTTAATTTGCTTTGGTTGTAATGGCGCTGCTTGATAGCTGGCAGTATTAAACTTCTCTGAAAGAAAGTCATTCGCTTGGTCAGCACCTACGAAGAGGGATGCGGCACCAGCTCCACCTAGGAGAGTTGAAATAGGTGCTTTGCCGAATGCTTCGACCGGCATTTTAGCTCGCGCCTTATCTATCTCTATCCTCCACCAGCTACCTGGCACTGTCTCACGAGTCGTCATATTAAACTTATCTGGTTCATTAAGGTTTTCTAACTTACTCACTGTTAAACCCATTCGTCTTGCTTCTCTTGGAATGGATTGTTCATTGAGTTTGTAGACGAAGTGTTGTTGGTCTACTTTTCCAGAGATGTCAAATGTTTCTCTACTAGTTTCTATTGCTCTATCTCTTAGTGCTTTTGAAAAATATACATTATGGTCTCCACTTGTTCCTTTTCCTACTGTGCTATCCCACACTTCTTTCGGCACAGCCTTAAACTTCCCATCTCCGAGGACATCGGTGATTATATGAGTATCATGAGGCATTTGACCTCCTGTTCCAATATGGACTTCTGTGCCAACTTTCATATTATCTGCTGACAATACTGTGGCTGTATTCATATCAGGAATAGTTCTTCCTCCATATTTATTTGGATATGGTTCAGCAATCCATGCTTTAGGAGTCTTCCCCAGCCCCTCAATCTTCATCGCTGTATCTCCAGTAGGAGTGAGGAGATATGTCTTACCAGCTTTGGCCTGTCTGCTAACTTCTTCTCTGAATGTACGGAGTTGTGCGAGTGGGTCGTTAGAGGAGTAGGGTTCTAGTTTTGCTAATTCAGCAGTCCTCTTTCCGATTGGACTTTCTTTTATTGAAGAGATATTTGATTGATTTATTTCATCTAACATCTGTTGTTGAGTTTGTCCTGGTCTTGGTGTATACCCTTCCTGTGCAAAGTTCTCTTTTTGAAACAAATCACTCTGGAACTCTAGATACTTGACACCTTTACCATCTGGGAGTATTTCACCTCTGGTGTGGGAGAAGTAGTTTGGAAATCCTTGGTTTTTATCAAGTTGACCAAACATATCTACATCTTCACCTAAACTTTTATTAAAATGTACATCACCAGCACTTGTCTTGATAGGACTTTGATATATTGTTTCAAAGTATTTGCCATCACCTATGAAGTCTTGACCTACATTAGAACGTCTTGGTGATGCTACATTGGTTGGGGTGAGTGGTACGAGTTGTGTTTGGGCTTCGTTGGCAACATTTGTAAGATTTATCTTATCACCTTGCTTATTTACGATTCCAGTTATTAAGTCCTCATCCACTTTCTTGAGTCCTTCTCTTCTTGTTTTATTTAAAACCTCATTGAATTGTTGACGGGTAATATTCTCTGGCATTCCTTTGAATTTTTCTAGGAGTTTAGTTGAGAGGTTTTTAAGCCCACCAAAGATAGGAGGAGCCACTTTCTGTATTACCTTATTGCCGACATTTTTAAGTGGACCTGCGAAGTTTATATCAGCGTACCCCTCTTTATTCTTATAGAAAGTTATTGGCTTAGAACTAAGTGGAATACTACCAAACTTCAGAGCTTGGTCTGTTTTTAATCTTTGCACCTCAGTTGGAAAAAGAGTCTGTTGTCTTTCTTGTTCTAATTCTTGCGTAGACTGTGATGGCCTTAGAAAGTCACGAGTACCAGTACGGAACCTACCTATAGTATCCGGTATCTCTTTAACGGTGTCTATAAAGAGATTATTTTTTGTTGGTTGGAATATACTCATTATGGCCCAAGTCTAGTTTGCGCACCGATTGTACTAGCCAAACTACGCTTTAAACTATTGTCAGGATTACTACCAGGAGAAACTGACTTAATGCCAGGACCTTGAGCACTTGGTGCTGGTACTGGTCCTCCTGGTGCTCCTCCTGCTCCCGGGTCAGGTGGTGGGGCGTTAGGGTCGACCATAAGAGGTTCTTGTCCTTGTAGTTGGCCTGTAGCATTTGCCTCTGCCATCTTGGCTAGCTCTGGATTCTCCAACATCTGCACAACTTCAACAGGCAACCAGTTCTCTGGTTTCTCATCTTGTATTTCAAGTATCTGTACAACGGGCTTGGCCATATTCATAGCTATACTAAACATACCCTGTGCCATTGCTTGTGTTATCGCTTGTACGATTGGCATTACGAGGTTGTAAAGCTCTAACTTCCTTTGCCTCTCTAGCTCTTGAGAAGGAGATACAATAGAAGCGCCCTTGACAGTGACTCGACCTTTCCATTTGAGAGCTTTCTTTTGTATTTCCTTACCCAATGTGAAGAACCTTGCCTCAGGTGATTCAATAAGATTACCATCTCTATCTTCGTCTAATGAGAGGTCTAATGAACGAGGGAAGTCTGCACTGATATTACCTTTAGGAAAGAGTGTGGCCTCTTCGAAGTCTCGACCTGATTCATCCATAAACTCTTGAAGCTGTTTGTCATTAGCAAACTCCATTACTTCCGGAAGTGAGTATACTTGATTAGCCCATGAAAGTGTGAGGTATGCATCTTTCTCAATAGCATAAGAAATATTGGCAAGTGGAATGTTTAACCTCTTAAGCGCAGCATCTTTGGCGTGTAATACTTCACCAAGTGTCTTGCCTTCTACCTGACCTTGAAGTGTGGGAGTGATACCTGTATTTTCATCCATTCGTTCCTTTCTCCTATCAAGCCATTCAAATGCTCGTGGCTCGAATTTAACGTCAACTGTTTCAATAGATGTACCTGGTAGTTTTTGTTTAGCTACACCAGGTTCAATCCTAATTGTACCGTCACCTGGAGCCGCAGGACCTGAGTAGAACAGCATCTTATATACAGCCATCACAAGTTGGTCTGTTGTCATATTATCCCATCTGTCAAACATAACCTTGTCATTCTTTAAGATTTCATATAGACCGATACCAAATCGTGTGCGTGGGTCTCGTAAGTTCCAATATGCATCCCAGTAAGAGAGCATGCCTTCATCGTTTGGAAGCGGCCCGTGATATAATACAACTTCGTCTTTTGGAACAAAGATTGCATAAAGGTCTTTCTCACGGTTCTCATAGAACGAGAGTGTAATAATATCATCACGAGACTTAGTTTCTTCATTAAGCTCCACGACATCACTTTCTGCATCTCTGTGTGGTGCACCTGCTTGAACCTTACCATGATTAGTATAGTTCTTGAACTCTCTATCGAAACTATCTTTAGAGTAATCCTTCTCAAAGAACCAATCGTTAAGTGACCATGGGTCTGTCAAGTTGGCCATGTCATCTATCCAGGTTCTGTGTGGGTCTAATGCCTCTCTCCAAATATCATTGAAATCTACTATCGTCCGCATATCGTACTTATTGTTTTCTGGGTTCTCTGTGTCTAATTCGATGAGCACCTCTTTCTGACGCTTGATTAGTCTAGGATATGTTCGGCCTGGAGCCCAACCATACTTGGCTAGGTTAGATATGAAATACTGCATCTGTTCTTTTGAAGCGGCTAAGTCCCATGACCTCTTCCAGATTGCTTTAGCTAAAGAACTTGTCGCTTTATACTTGTCTTGAGTAGCTTTGAATGTAGCTTCTGGGTTCTGTTGCATTAAAATCGATAGAGCTGTATTGACCTTAACTAAGAGGGTCGGCTCTGAAATGTCTGACCTCCAGTCACCTCCGTTGCTACCAGCGATAGGTACAATACGAGAACCTCTAATGCCTAGTGTTTCGTCCATTTCTAGATAGACGGATGAGGTGGTATCTTTCTTCTTGAAAGTATGCGGCACGTATTCTCTATCCGCGTCTTTCATCAACTGGTCAAAGTCAAAACCCTCATCACCGTCATTTAAGATTGCCTTTCTAGACCTTTTAAGTATTGGAAGCCTGTCTTTAAGGAAGTTGAGCACTTCGAGCTCATAATTTTCAGGATTATAAGCTTCGACAACCTCTTCTTTCTTTTCTAATGTTTTCTTTTTGGCCATGTTAAATTATTAAATATATCTATCTTGTGAATAATTAAAAGTGTCTGCGTGCTTTGCTCTCTTTTTAGCTTCTAAACGAAGTAACACTAGTTGTTCGTTCGTTTGTGGTATCACTACCGGTGCGTTAAATGCTTGTGGTGCATTTCGTCTTATCTCTAACGCTATCGCTTCAGCAATAATCTTATCATCATGTTTAGAAGACATTGCTTCTGGCCTACCTACCTTATTCCTTACAAAGACTAAGCACTCCTCTAAGAAGTCCTTGTCTACCCATATACCTTGTTGATTTGAAAGAACGGTACGAAGCTCTGATAAGATATATGGCCTCGTTAACTCACTTGTCTTGAAACCTACTTTTCTACTAACTGTCTTTGATATGTCATCGAACTGTTCTCTGTAATACAAACTTGGATAACCCATCTTGAATAACATATCATTGACCCATAAACCGTCCTTGTTTACCTCTACTCCTGTATATGCATAATTATAATATAAACCTAACGCAAATACTAATTTAGCAAATTCATCTGGTGGGCACTTGTTGTCTCTAAACGATGCTACTGTCCGTAATGTCTTGTTATTCTTAACTGTAGCAACTGAATAGTCTCCTTCTACTCCTTCTGATACATCACCACCCATTACGTATGAAGCATAGGCTTCCGGCTTCTCCCATATCTTTAACTTGCCGTTACTAGCCTCCCTCAACCGCGTAGAACGAGCACTACATGATTCAATTGTCTTACAAGCAATAGGATGGCTACAAATCAACTCAATATCCCCTACTAAGATGGGTTCTTTAGCTTCTTCTTTAAGGTACTTGAATATCATTTCATTATCAAAGTA